AAACATCTTTAATGGATTATAAACAGCTTCTACTTCTCGCGTTTCCGTATCTAATATATGAAAATATTTTGCGTTGTCAAAATCGTTCCATGTGAATTCCATTTGTGAACCCAAAAATTGTATATTAGCCAATTCTGATTTAATATGAAAATGTCCTGAATAAACTTGTTCAAACCTTTTGAAAAACTTAGGAGATAAGCCTCCACCCTGATAATGACCAGGAGTTACCATAGCTCCTGTAATTTCTCCATGAATCATGGCTATATCAGCCTTACATATCCCTAAAAATTCTTCAACATCATCATAATTTTCTGAATTAATCCATGGGACTAAACAAATACTTAATCCATCATAATCCTTAACAATTGGATCTTTGAAAACATTAATGTTTTCAAAATCTAAGAGATAATCTGGACTGTTTAATTCATTAGTATTCTTAAAATAAATGTCATGGTTTCCCACAATCAAGTCCATAGTCATATCTCTGTCAAGCATAGGCTTGACAAAATGTTCATAATTCTTATGTAAAGAATAAAAATTGACATCACGACGCCGATCAAAATAATCACCTAAATGGATTATTGTCTTAATGTCGTGTTTATCTAAGTAAGGAAAAAAGATTTGTGAATAAAATCTTCCCTGATACTCTGCAAACATTTGATGATTGTTCCTGACACCACAATGCGTGTCATTCAGCAAAGCTATTTTCATTATTTTTTCTTTTTAGAGCCGCGGGGCTTATAATTGATTGGGTTCATATTTTCTTGTAAAAAATCAATATACTGATTAGTCATACCAGGTTCAACTTCACCATCTATTGTAGAAAATGTTTCAAATAGATAACCAGCTTGTTCTATACTTCGTTGTTTAATCGCAGCTTGTTTCTTTTCTTTGTGTATTCTTCTTAAAAACGCAAAGTATATAATCTGAGTTACATATGCAAATGCATTTTGAGATTTCTCTGGATTAAAATTATTGATATACTGTAAAGTGTTCTCAATCCCATCGCAAATCATTTCATCTCTATAAGAATAATTTATAAAATTTGGTTTTGTAGATAATCTTGTGGCTATCTTATAGATACACTCACCAATGTATTCTGAAACTCTTGGTTTATCTTCATCTTTGGCGAGAGCTTCTTTACATGCTATATTATGAGCAGTAATCGCCGCGGTAAATTCTTTATTGTTCACATAATGAACAGATGCTTTAGTTTGTCTTTTTTGTCTAGCCATACTTATATTATACTTGCATTCGCTGTATTGTCAAGGTTTCATTAATATCATCTTTTTACTTGACCGATTAGCGTTCTGATGTTATAATAAATTGTGATGTCGGAAAAGAAAGAATACATATATTAATGAATGGTGTCATCTTTTCCAGGACCAGATTCACTGATCAATAGTTTTTGTTCTTCTTCAATATTATCTAACATATCATCTATTTCATCTCGAAAATCTATATCACCTTCTTCGAATCTTCTTTTAATCATTCCTTCCATAAATTCTTGTTGTTCTTTCATAGCTTGTCTACCTGATTTAATATCAAATTTACTTTCGTCTTCTCTAATATTTAGCCAAGCACTACAAGCTTCATCATAAAAACTAATGAATTTTTTACTGATACTAGTTCTAAAAAGTACTGCATTCGTATCTACTGTAATACTGTCTTCTTTAGTAAAAGGAATATAAGGCCCCAAATGTAATAATACACCACCAGTTATTGCTGGTTGTAGTTGAATATTCATAGGAAAGTGAAGTTCTAGTTTACTTTCTGCGTCTCTTACCATAGCAAATATTTCTTTTCCATCTTTGAATTTTACAAATTGATATTTTGTCTGTTCGTCTATGTATGGCATTTGGGTATCCTTACTGAATGAATTTCGTAATTAAAATTCTCTTTACTATATGTATTTATTCTTTCTGAAAAGTGGTTAAGGGTATAATTTGTATTTTTTTTCCATGAGAGATCATCAGCTATATCATATAACACAACACTTTCTTTACCTTCTCCTATTCTTAAACCTCTACCTATTGATTGTAAGTTACGAATTCTACTTTTACTAGGAGATGCAAATACAATGTTATGTAATCTTTTAATGTTAATTCCCGTAGAAAAAGTTCCGAAGCTTGCTACTATCACAGCGTTTTGTTCTGTTTCTACAATCTCTCTAACTTTTTCTCTATCTAGGGCATCGGTTCCACCAAAGACAAAAAAGCTTTTTCTTTTTGATGTATCGTTAGCTATTACCTCTGATAATATTTTATATAAGCCTCGACCATGTTTCTCTACATACTGAAACAATACTAATGTATTACCATTTAATCCATTAACTAGATTTCTTATGAAACCATTTCGTTTTTCATTTCTAACGATCCAATCCATTTCTTCTTGATATGTCATTTTACATACTAATTTTCGTTCTTCATCTACATAAGATAAAACTAAACATTGTATATCTAAATTCGCTAATGTACCTTCGTCCATCAATTCTTTAGAAGTAGTAACAAAATAGGCAGGACCAAACAATCCTTCTAATTGAAGTTTATGTGTTTGTGTGTCTTGTAATGTTCCTGTAGTTCCGAATTTGTATTTCACTTCCGTTAATGACTCCATAATTTTTGTGAGAGATTTGGCTTGAAATAAATGAGCCTCATCTCCAATGACCATACCAAATTGATTTCCAAATCCTTTCGGCATTCTCATCATTGATTGCCATGTTGTAACAACTATTGCTGCGTCTGAACCTTTATCACCACCATATATCTTGGCTACTTCACCTTTGAATCCATAGTCTTTAAAATCTTTCGCCATTTGTTCTACTAATGATGTAGTTGGAACAATGACTAACGCCTTCTTATTCTTTTTAAGAAAATTGTATCGTATAAGACTATATATAATTAATGATTTACCTGAAGCTGTAGGAGATACTAATATACACTTTTGATTATGGGCTGCGTAAGCAATTGCTTCTTTTTGATAATCTCTAAGTTCTAAAGGAATATCTTGAACTATTTCTTCATATCGTTCTATTGTAAAGACATCAGTTTCAGGGTCATATCCTTCTATCTCATAATCTCTTTCTTCACAAAACTCTTTGAGATATGTATATAAACCTAAATATAATTGATTTGTTTGAAGATGAAATAAACGAATGTATCCGTCCCAAAATTTCTTTCTGACAGCTGGAATGAAACTAGCACCAGGAACTTTGAACTTAAAGAATTCTGAAAGTTCTTTTCTAATCGAGTCTTCTGTGGAAATTGTTAAATAAACTTCGTCTTTTTTCGTGACTACGAGCCTGCCATGAATTTGCGCCATTCTATAATATTCTTAATTGTTTGATGTCTCCAAGTCAGCTGAGAAACTACATCTTGTAAATAATTAACTGTAACTTTACAGATTTCTAATTTTTCTAATGCTGTCTGTATATCTTCATCAGCCCCAAAGAATTTGTCATAATCTGATTTAAGTATTGTAAGGCCTTTAAATGGATCATAATCCCAATTTTTTTCTTGTATTTCATCTTGAGTTAGTTTTCCTGTATACCAAAGCCATTTATCTTTTTGTAAATCTTTTAATGCGTGTTCGTATTTAATTTGAATGAGTTTCTTACTTGCTAATAACTCAGCATATTTTGCGTGTAATTGTGGGACTTTAAGGGAAGAAACGTCTAATTCGATATCATCTATTTGACAATCTTTCTTCCATAATTCTTGAATTTCAGATAAAGTTTTATTCTTCATACTATATATTATAACAGCTTTTGCTGAAAAGTCAATTAGGTACTAGTTCTTATCTTAAATAGTGTGTATCTTAATGTTAAATCTGCTACTACATATTCAACTTCTGTAGAATCAGTAGCTAATGTAACAGCACCTAAAGATGTTGGAAAACAATCTTCAAACATAAATTCTAGATTTGGATTGTTAGCTGATGTATTGATTATTAAAGCGGCATCTGAATACATTTTCTTCATATCACCACTACGCGTATCGAATCCGAGCTCTGATTTTGTCACACCTGTTAAATCTACAAAATCTTCAGTATCTATACCAGGTCCTAAAGACATTATCCAATTAAATATTTCTTTATAATTTGTCATATCTTCATCTACAATAAATCGTACATTTAAGGGATCAAAAGTGATTTTATCACCAGGTACATAAGATGAAATTGCTAATTTTGTATCTAATGCCGCTTCACTAAAATTAATATTCGGCAAAGTTGCTCCGACACAAAAATATCTAGTTTTAGGTAATTTGTTTATTATTAAATCAAAATTAACTGGACTCAGATAATTTAGATTTGTAGGGAGTGTTGTCTGCCAATCAGCTGTTGCCATTTCTTATTCCATGTTCTCTACCAGGAAGATCATTCCATCTGTAGAATTTTTTAGTTGCAACAGACCAAAACCAACCAAGATATTCATGTTTCTCAGCCGGAATTTTTGATTCTA